CTCCTTGTATTATAGAGTAGTAGTTATTAGAGTCCCTCTCCAAGGACTGTGCTACACTGTAAGGGATGCTGTGGATTGGTTATGTTCTCCTACCGCAAGACGGTTCTTGAAAGGCTCCAACCACAGTCCTTTACAGTATTGTTAATCAGTTAGATACCGCCAGACGGTTTATGTAGAACAAGGTTACAAGAGTAAAGCGTCCTGTGGACCCAGCATCAAATAAACATACCGGAGGTACCATCATGATTTGCGTGGGAATTGACGTTGCCAAGGATAAGCACGATTGCTTTATCCTCAGCTCAGAAGGCGAAGTCCTTGCAGATGTATTTACCATCCCAAACAACGCAGAGGGCTTTGACACGCTGCTGCAAACCATTCGCCGCTGCGCTCGCCCGGAGGATAAAATAAAAGTAGGGCTTGAGGCTACCGGACATTACAGCTACAACATCCTCGGATTTTTGCTTAACGAAGGTCTGGACACCTACGTCATCAATCCGCTGCACACCAACCTCTACCGGAAAAGCCTGAGCCTTCGCAAAACCAAGACAGACCGTGTCGATGCGCGAACCATTGCAGCTATGCTCATGTCTGATGTGGACCTCAAGTCCTACACAGACACAGCTTACCACAACGAGGAGTTAAAGTCACTCACAAGATACCGGTTTGATAAAGTTCGTGAACGAGCGAAGCTGAAGCAGTCGGTTTCCCGTCTGGTCACAATCCTGTTTCCTGAACTGGAAAAGCTGGTTTCAACACTGCACATGGCATCTGTTTACGCACTTCTCAGCGAGTTTCCCGGCGCCAAACAGGTTTCCGAAGCGCACTTAACGCATTTGAAAGCCGTCTTATACGACGCCTCCAAAGGCCGCTATGGGAGTGATATGGCAACGACACTTCGGGATGCTGCCAGGTGCTCTGTCGGCTCTGTCATGCCGGCCAAGTCCCTGGAACTGCGGCATACGATCCGCCTGATTCACGAGCTGGACGCCGAGATCGAGGACATTGAGGCTGCTATCCAGTCCATGATGGACGAAATACAATCTCCCATTACTACTATCCCCGGCATGGGTGTCCGCACGGGCGCTATGATCCTTGCCGAGATTGGTGACTTCTCCCGCTTCGATTCGCCGGATAAGATCCTTGCGTATGCCGGAATGTCCCCATCTACTTACCAGTCCGGGCAGCTTTCACTGTCTGGAACCTATTCGCACATGGAGAAGCGAGGCTCTCGCTACCTGCGCTACGCGCTTTACAACGCCACCAAATACGTCTGCCTTTGGAACCCAACCTTTGCCGCTTATCTTGCCAAGAAGCGGGCTAAGGGTAAGCACTACAATGTTGCGCTCTCCCATGCGATCAAGAAGTTGGTTCGGCTGATTTACGCTTTGGAGAAATCCAAACGGCCATACAGCACAGCCGCATAACAGCTTTTCTCTCATAGGCTTAGCTGGGCGCCTAACCGGACGTCTGCTTTGCTATGCCTTTTTTGAACCGCCTGTATTTTTCACCGCTCCTCCGCATTTGGGGCTTGACTTTTAATAGTTAGTCTTTCATTTTCCGTCTTTTTATTTATTTCTTGCTCCCGGTCAGAAAGCAGGAAAGCAGTATTGTGCAATACGGAACAAGAAAAAGACCCGTTTACGCTTTGAAGTATTCCGCGTCATCGCGCAGTTTCAGGCGCAGCGCCTCGCTCCCGAGCACAGCGGTGTTCACGATATGGCACGGCTTTTTACCGTCCTTCACGCGCAAAGACTCTTCCATCACGGAGCGTTTCAGGCGCAAAAAAGCAGCGTCGGAATAGGATGCGTCATGGGGCGTTACAAGTACCTGCTCCATTTTTAACAGCGGATTATCCGAATCGATGGGTTCCTGCTCAAAAACATCCAGGCAGGCACCCTCGATCGTCCCATTGCGCAGTGCCTCTATCAGCGCACTTTCATCCACCACCGGCCCCCTGGAAGTGTTCACAATCACACACTGTTTTTTCATCTGCTCCAGCGCCGCTTTATTGATCAAGTGCTTGGTTTCTTCCGTCAGGGTAACATGCAGACTGATATAGTCAGCCCGCTCATAAAGCTCCTGAAGACTCACCATTTCGATACCGCAGCTTTCACCTGCCTCCGGCGGCAAATACTTGTCATATCCTATGACATGCATCTTGAGCGCCTGCGCCTTTGCTGCAACGGATCTTCCCAGATTTCCGCAGCCAATGATCCCCAGTGTCTCCCCATGAAGGCAACGCATGGGTTTTTGCTTCTGCTTCGCCTGTTCCCATGCGCCATCTTTTGTCATTGCATTGAGAAGTACAACTTTCTTCGCATAAGCCAAAAGAAACGCCATTACATGGTTAGAAACCTCTTCGCCGCAAAAATCAGGAACATTTACAACCAAAACACCATGCTTTGTCGCACCCTCCACATCTACGCTGTCATATCCAACACCATAGCGGACAACGGCTTTTAACCTGGGTAAAGCCGCAAAAACCGTCTCGGTAAGATCGGCAAAGTGCGTTACAATCACGTCCGCATCCTGCGCTTTTTCAATGATTTCTCTCTCATTTTCGCAAAATAGCCGAAGCAGCCTGACATCCTCCATGCCAACAAGAACCGCCGCTTCATCCGTCATCGGATCATCGTTCTGAAATTTCGCAGCATCTACCCGTGCCACATAAAACATACCCATCTTTATTTTCCTTATCTTTGCTCTGATATCCTTTGATTTCTTCTGCAATATCCTTGAAATGCCATACCATTTCGACCAGTGGTTGTCAGCTTCTGGCAACTGCATCCATTGCTGACAGCGCCGCCTTCCCTGACGCACTTGTCTATATCAGGTATCAGGGATGCTGGAATTCATTTCATGTCTATCCCCCCCTCGTTATATGCATTCATTCCCATAGGGGAACCTTTTTTCAAATATCATCGGCATATGTGCATTTCTCATTCTGGAAAACCATTTGGTTTATCGTTTTACGAAATCGTTTTCTATACACTATATATTACATCACTTTTCCATGCTTGTCAAAGAAAATTTTTCGTAGTATAATTTCTAAGATAATTAGGCAGTTTGACGAAATTACAGACAGCCATTATAATTAGTACTGATTGAAGCAAGGATCATGCGGTGCAATCTGGGACTCGTTATATTGTATGGCGGCTATAAGGAAGTAAGTGCGATGAGTCGGAGCCCAAGAATTGATGAAGTCGCTTCAATGGCAGGCGTTTCAAAAACTACAATTTCCCGTTTCCTCAACGAAAAATACGAGTATATGTCCGGAGAAACCAGAAAGCGTATCGAGGACATCATAAAAGAAACGGGTTACCGCCCAAATCAAATTGCCCGCACGATGAAATCAAAATTCAGCAGAACGCTCGGATGTGTTATTGCGGATATAACAAATCCAGTGTCTTCCATATTGGTTAAAGGCATTAATGACGTTTGCACAAGAGAAAACTACGCCGTTTATTTTTTTAACACGGACAATAAAATCGAGCTGGAAACGCAGTGCGTACAGACCTTGATTCGCCAGCGGGTAGACGGTCTTCTTGTCAATACCTGCGATTACGAAGGAACCTATCTCAACAATCTGGCAGGCGACAATCTTCCCATCGTCCTGACAGAGCGTTGTTTAAAGAACAACGAAGGACTGGACTGCGTTATAAGTGAAAGCACACAGTCCACCTATACCTGCGTACAGCATCTGGCGGAGCAGGGCTATTCAAAAATTGGTTTTTTCTGCAGCGATATTCGCAAAGTAAGCAGCCGCATTATGCGTTATGAAAGCTTTTTAAAAGCCGCTTCCGAACTTTTGGGATATAAAGGGGATATGTATACCGTATCCACGGATTTGGAAGAGTCAAAAAAATCCGTCATGCGCTTTTATAAGGCATATCCAACCGAGCGAAAGACTATTTTTTGCGTAAACGGCGTTACGCTTTTGAATACGCTCAGGGCTTTGTTCGAGATGAATATTCCAATATCAAGGGATTTTAGCATTTGCTCTTTCGATGATTGGGGATGGCCCTCTATGGTAGGTCCCGGCATCACCACCCTTGCCCAGGACAGCTATTTGGTTGGGGTTCGCGCTGCCGAACTGCTGATCAATAGGATCGAAGGAAAGATAAAGGGGGACTCCATTTTCCTTGAAATACCCTGCAGGCTGATCAAGCGTGGATCAACCTTATGGCCTGCCGAAGGCTAGTAAGCAAATCGCAGTCTCCCTGCCGTGTCCGCGTACTTTTGATACCACCAGTTGCCGTTTCAAACGCGTTTACGATTAGGCTTAAAACGGTTCATCATCCGTTCATCCTGAAAGATATACTTTTGCATTGTGAGCATCGGACAATGATTGGCGCGTGTTTGCCTATGTGAGAGGAACGGCGTCCATGAGCATCACGTCCTACGGTGCAAGCAGCTACCAGTGGTATATGGACAGGGGGCGACGGCAAGGTTTTTGTGCCCGTTGCTGGAACCAAAGGTCTAAGCTACACTACTTCCCCGATCACGATGGATAATGACGGGTATGGGTAGTGTCAAGTATTTTTCGCAAAATGGTTTGCAGGGTCTGGCATGAGTGAAGTCAGCCAGCAATGGAGGCATCTTCAAGGGCGGCCTCCAGGTGCTTCATGTTCATGTACTTCTTGTTGCCCCACTGGGTGCCGGCCACATGGCGCAGCCGGGCACAGACCAGCATAAGGGCGGAATTGCCGTCCGGGAAACTGCCCACCACACGGGTACGGCGGCGGATCTCCCGGTTGAGTCGTTCAATAACGTTATTGGTACGGATGCGAGTCCAGTGCTCGCTGGGAAAATCGCAGTAGGTCAGCGTCTCCTCAATGCCATCCTCTACCTTCTTGGCCGCCTCTTTCAGTTTCATGGAGCGCAGTTCTTCCACCACAGCTTTGGCCTTTTCCCGGGCTGCTTTCTTGCTTTCCTGGGCGTGGACCGCCTTGAGCATCTTTGCCACCAGCTTCACCTTGGAGCGAGGCGTGACCGAGAATACATTGCGGTAAAAGTGGACGGTACAGCGCTGGTACTTGGCTTCGGGGAATACTTCTCCCACGGCCTCCAGCATACCAAGGCACTTGTCTCCAACAATGAGTTTCACACCGTCCAGACCTCGGCCACGCAGCCACTGGAAGAAGCTGACCCAGCTGGACTTGTCCTCCTTCATGCCCTCGGCGGCACCCAGAACCTCACGGTATCCGTCCTCATTGACCGCAATTGCCACAAGAATGGCTACGTTTTCAAATTCGCCGCCCCAGTTACGGCGCAGATAGATCCCATCCACATAGACATACGGATATCGTCCGCCTTGCAGAGGACGGTTCCGCCAATCCTCGATGTGGACATACGCTTTCTTGTTTAACTCACTTATAGTGGAGGGAGAGACTTTGCTGCCCCAGAGGGCCTCGGTAATATCCTCCACACGCCGAACGGATACGCCTGCCAGGTACATCTCAATGAGGGCTTCTTCCACGCTGCTCTCCCGGCGGCGATACCGCTCAATGATGGCGGTTTCAAAGGAGATCCCCTTGAGCTTGGGCACCTTCAGAGTAACGTCCCCGGATGTAGTGGTGAGATTTCGGTTGTAGTGGCCGCTGCGATAGCCCTGACGCTGCTCATTGCGCTCGTACCGGGCCGCCTGGGTCAGCTTCTCCGCCTCGGCCTCCAGCAGTTCGTTGAGGGTTTCCTCTACGCTGCCTCGTACCAGTTCTTTGATTTGGCCCTTGATTACTTCCTCGTTAAGCTGTACAATCTTTTCGGACATGGTTTGCTGTCTCCTTTCAGAATGGTGTGTCGTGACTTCATTCTACCAGAGGGCTGCAAACCATGTCTCTTTTTAACTACTTTTCAATTTGCGAAACTTATTGTACCTTATCGGTGAAGGTGAGCATCTTTATTATTTGGGCTTGCGTACCTCGGCAATGGTGTCATGGGCGCCATACGCAGCAAAAGCAACCACAGCGGCGTTCACGGCGCACAGGCAGCCCGTGCTTGCAGTAAGGGAGCCATTGAAGTAGTTGGCCGCCAGCAGCACCACAAGTGCGATGATGTAGGCGACTATACGGGTGGGAATCTTGTCTATCACGCCTATGCCCTTAATGAGCTGGGTCACAAGCAGCGTAAACATAGTAGCACCCGCATAGGTGGCAAGAACCTCCCAGGAGAAGAACTCCTCGGGAAGCGCACCGGAGGCGGCAAAGGCCACCGAGGCCAGAGACAGGGAGAGGGTCATAACAGCGATGAGAGTGAGAATCTTGATGAGTGTCTTTTTCATGGAATAGTATCCTCCTTTATTTAATTGATTATTTATATATGGTTTTAAGTTTGCTGACCTCATCCATCGGGCGGACAAGATTTTTGCCGCCCAGCTCACGGTAAGTCTCGTGCATTTCCTTGAGGTCGTTGTAGTCGTAGAAGTTCACCTCGCCGGCCGCGATGTATGCCCGGGCGAGGAATTTTATGCGGTCGTGCAATATGACCTGCTGCCCCTTTTCTGTCCGGCCTACTCTTTCGAGCAGCGTTTCCACCTGTTGTGACAGCGCGGCTATATCGCAATCCTGGGCTTTGTCTGCGTCTGCCTTATCAGCCTTGCGGTCTGATTTTTTGGCGGCGCGGTTAAGCAGGAACTGGATCACGTTATCGACCAGTTTTACCAGCGCGGCTCCCACGGTGCCGGCCAGCAGCAATTGGAGTATCTGCATTTCAGACTACCTCCTTTGATGCAACGTATTTTGCGCTCATATAGCCCTGCCGGAACGTGCCCGCTGATACATAGGTTATTTCACACCAGCCATCGATAGGGGGCAGGGCAAGGAGCAGGTCGCCCTTGCGTAGTGTTGCAAGGACATTATGTTTTGTCCCCCGGCCTGAGCGCACATGTACACTGTTCCCGCCGCAAACAGCGAAATAGGGATAAGCCTCCGAAGGTACGGAAGCGTAGACAAAGCGTTTGTCCATTATTCCCCTGTGCGTCCAGCTTCGGACTGACAGCCGGGTTACGACGCAACCATAGGATAGGCCCCGTTCCTCTACCACCAGCGGTTCTCCATCGCTGGTAAAGCCGCAGACCCATCCAACGTGCTTCATTATGCCGGCGTTGCTGGCGCGGAAAACAGCCTCCCCTATGACATAGGGACGGCTGAGTTTGGCGATGCGCCCCTTTTCCGAACACCATTTAGTGTAGTTGCCGTGGGCGGATAAGTCCGTCCTGATCCCCAGAACCATTGTGCAGTAGGCGTCAAGTAAGCCCTGACAGTCGGCTACCATCTGCCGATTGGCAGCCCAGTCACGGGTAATGCGGTCGTAATCCTTGCGCCGCCAGCCGTTGAGGCTGTAATAGTTGCACCA